GTTAAAGTTTCGCCTGCGGTTACAAGAAATGTGGCATAAACCAATGCGCCACCCGCTCCACCCTCAACTGTAGATCCGTAAAAGTTCGCAGAGCTACCGCCGCCACCGCCGATCATGACGGCAGATACCATGTTGACGTTATCCGGCACGGTAAAAGAATAAGATCCGCTAGACGTATAAGCCTGAGAGCCATCTGCAGCCAAACCCTGACCTGCTATCAATGCCCTAAACACTAATCAAGACCCTCATCATTTCTTTCATGCGGCATCAGAACCTCCGTCCATGAAGAGCTAACCTCCGTTGCGCTAACCCAAATACTTGTTGTCTCGGTAACATCCGCCCATGCGTCTGTTGGCTCTGCCTCTAACTCCCACTTCAGCCTAACTGCAGCTAAACCTGCGCTACTTGAGTCTGACTTCAGCGCGTTAAATAAGCGTCTACCTGCCGCAACCTCTGCAGCAGAATCAGCAATAATCTTCCCGGCTCTGGAAGATAAAAATACTGTCGGAGATGCGCTTGTTGAGGTTGGATCTGTATCTACATATCCATCAACCCAATACCCATCCGCCGCATAAACAGCGTTGGACAAAAAGCCAACGCTTGCTAACTTTCTGGTGACGCCCGCCTTGGTGGCTGTTAGCTCCGATATAAATGCGCCGGAATACGCATCATTGCCCATTGCAACAGCGGCGGCAGAGGCAGATGAAGACGCCATCGCAACTAGCTTGGCATCTCCAACCGCATACCCTTCAGCCCAATACTCTGGCTCGACGTAATAGCTCACGCATTACCCACTATATGAACCATGCCACCAACAATGCCAGCAGCAACCAAAGCGCCCAAAAGTATAAGGATTCCATCAAATACCATCCGCTGCCGTCTTCGCTGCTTGTAAATGACCTTCTCCCGCCTTGCCTTTATTTCCCTGCGGAGCGCGATCATCTCTTGATACGTCTCTGTGCCATAAGCCCAGATAATCAATTCCCTGATCTGCTTTTCCTGCTCCTCCAGCTTTTTCTTGGCGATTACACTGTTAAGCGCCTGCTGTTCTACTGTCTGCCCGTCAAATAGCTTTTTGAATACCCCCGGACTCTCTGCCTCTTTCTCGGCCTCTCTAATATCTGCCGCGAACGTATACCAAGCGCCCAGCTTTTGAGCTACAGACTCAATCTCTGCCCCTCGTTCCACTAATGTCTGGATGCCCTTGAACGTAGTCGAGGCCATCGCTATAAGGGACAGCGGATCCATTAGTCATCGCTTTCTTCTGGCTCGACCTGACTTTCAGCCTGCTCTTTGATCTTAACAATCAGGGGCCATGCACCCGTCTTGGTGGGCAAATCGCCCAATACGCCAAGGATTGCGTTTACTTCTTCTACACTCAACTCTAGGTTAATCACCAAGATACTCCCGTTCCATTTGTAGGATTAGCTTGCTCTGCAATCTGTGCATCAATAGCCGCTTCAATGGAGGACACTTGCTCGTCACCCAGAGCCGCCTTAGCCCAGCCAACAGCCGTTGCTTCGGTAATGTCATCCCACTCTACAAACGACTCTCCGGGTGCCTCAAGGCCAACGGTGCCGTATGAAGAACCAGAGCCATCTCCGTCCTCTTTAGATACACGCCAGTGTACGGTGTTGACTACGTTGGTGTGTCCGTCTTGTGACACGGTGTAGTCCATTGCTGATACAGTCCAGTTAAACATAGGTTATGCTCCTTTTAGTGCCGCTACTTCGGCTTTTAAGTCTTGAATTTCTTTAATCATCATTGGGACTAGCTTGCTGTAATCCACCTGCCACATATCGTCTTCAGTCGCGCCTTGTGTTACTGCTTCAGGTGCAACGTCAACAAGCTCTTGTGCGACCATGCCGTAGGTCTGGCGTGATCCGTCAGCCTTCCAGTCAAAAGAACGTACACGGATATCGTCGATGTTACCTGCTGGTGCGTCTACGATGTTTTCTTTGAGGCGTTCGTCTGAGGATGTGTTGTAGGATGTTGCGGTTCCGCCTGTATTAATAGTGCCGACTTGCCCATTTGTGTTATTAAACGAAATTTGCGTATGCGTTCCCGTTCCACCTGAATCCTTTAAGCTGAGAAGAGTATTGCCTGTATTTGAGGCATTGTCTGCCGTAATCAGTGCGTTCGCAGAAGTAGTCCCAACCAGCAAGTTGCCGCTGGAGTCGATACGCATACGTTCTGCTGAACTTGTCCAAAGCCGCAAAGAGTTATCATTGTTTGAATAACGTATTAAGCCTGCGTATTCACCTACACCTGTACCATCTCCCATATAAATAGAAGCAGTACCAGTGGTGGTTGTTTGCAAAGAAATATCAGCCGTGGCACTGCTTCCGGGCGTTCCGATTTGAAGATCGCGGCTAGGACTATTCGTACCAATACCAACGTTAGTACCACCAGAAGCATTGATAATAAGGTCTTGATTGGCTTGTATTTGTAAGTCTCGACCACCGTTCTGGGTAAATATCTTTGAAGTCCTTGTCCCATCAATGATGTTTATTTCTGTATTTGAGGAAGAAGAAAGAGTTAAAAGGGCAGTGGGACTCGTAGTGCCAATACCAACTCTGCCGCCAGCTTGTACCGTAAAACGTTCTGATCCATCTCTAAGATCTCTAACAACAAATGAATCTAGGTCGCTGTTCGGGTCTATATCAATTCTAAGACTTCTGTTGCCCGGCCCTCTTATGGTTGCAAAATCATCACTACCAGCGTGGCGGATTCTCATAGAACCTACAACATCTAACGGGTAACCGGGACTATCCGTACCAATACCAACGTTGCCGCTGGCGTCGATACGCATACGTTCTGTGCTGTTGGTACTAACCGTTAGCGCATTAGATGCTTCAGACAAAAATGGGCTGAATCCAGAAGATGATTCCAGATAAAACTTTCCTGATGGCTTGATAATGACGTTGCCAACGCCATCAATCCGCATACGCTCTACTAAAGACGTTGGGCCATAAGTGGTAAATGTTAAGGCGCTATAATTTCCGCTATATCTTACTCCTGTAATTTCACTTGTTCCTGCGGTAGCATAATTAACAGTGCTGTTTAAAAACTGTAGCTTTGCCCCTGAGCCAGCAGTTGCATCTCCATTTCGAAGTTGAATTACATTTGTAACAGCCCCTGCGTTTGTAGAAACTACTTCAAACTTAGCATTGGCATTTGGAGAAGAAGTGCCAATGCCTACGCTACCAGAGCTATCAATACGCATACGTTCTGTGCCGTTGGTGCTAAACAACATGTCAGTGTTTTGGAAATTCCATAACTCTGCATTTTCTGAGCCATCTATGCCTACAGTGAAACCATTGCTGGCGCCAACACCAGTAGTGCTATTTGTATACTGAGTTTGAACACCCGTACTGTCGCTTTTACTTAAAACAAGAACACGTTGAGGACTGTCAGTGCCAATACCAACGTTGCCACTAGAGTCGATACGCATACGTTCGGCAGAGTTTGTTCTGAACCGCATACTATTGCCGCTTGTTGCATACCACAGCCCACCTGCGTCAGTTCCCGCAGAGTTTCTAAATTGTATCCTTGCATCCGCAGTTGCATTACTAGTACCAATATACAAATATGTGTCGGACGCTGAATTGATGTGGAAATTACCAGCAGGACTCGTAGTGCCAATACCAACATTGCCGCTGGAATTTACAGTTACCCTTGGATTATCTCCTCCGGTAGCTATAAACATACTGTCATTGCTGTGGTCGTAGTAAAGCTGACCAGCCCTCTGACCAGCGCCTGTTGTCGTATCTCCGAAATAAATACGCCCTTGGCTTGCAGTGCCTGAGTAAATAGTTACGCCGCTATTAGAAGATCCAGCACCAACAGATAAACTTTGACCTGTTTGAAACGTTTCCGTATTCCCAATACCAACATTGCCGTTCGGAATACTTACGTTCTGAGCGTTATCAATGGATATTGCAGTTGTACCAGTAGTCTGCAACAGCATTGTCTCAGGGTTACTACTATGGTCGTACAGTATCTTGCCACGCGCACTAACATTGTCGCTAAATAATATTTCTGACGTTCCCCCAGCAGAGCCGTCACCTATTTCAATTTCGTGCGCTAAAGCAGTACCCGTGACATCAATGCCTGTATCGCTAACGGTCAGCTTTGTGCTTGTGGCGTTATCGTCGATGCCTGTGGAGGTGAACGACCCAAACGTAACGTCATCACCAGACTGATACTTGTCCGTATTCAGATTGGTGAAATTGGCGTCAACCTCATTGTGCGTGAGTGGAGAACCCTTACCCGATCTAGTAGTAATCGTACTCATTAGCCTAATGTCACCTTCAGATTGCCAGCAGAAATACGCAATATATCGCCCGTACTGATCGTCTTCGGCAGCGCCGTCACAAAGTCAGCAGGATCAGTAAGCTCCGCCCATGCCAGCATATTCCCGGCAGAAGAGGCATCAAAAACCCCAGCATAGGTTACTGTACCCCAAGAGCCAGTTGCCTCTGGAAACTCCACTGCGGCGCTGCTAGTGGCTGTTGTTGGGGATGTGCCAGACACCGTAAACGCCACAGACTGACGGGCATATCCGTTCCCAGAAACCTCAGTACCCGGGCCAGTATCACTGGCTGCGCTGGTGAAAACGCCAACGTACAAGGTAGTCGGCGCAGTATATGAAGTCCCACCAAATACATGATTGAGAACCTTGTCCTCAAGGTAGTCTGAAAAGCTCATCCTAATCCCCTAACTTTTAGCTGTAAGCCTGTGCCAGACTGCGAGGCGCTGGCTCCACTTTCATTTACGCGAGCCAACGCTGCGCTGTACAACTGCGCCCATGTTGCCGCTCTCTGGTCATCTTTAATGTACGGCGCTGCATGAAGAAGCGCACCATACAAATAAACATCTGGGTGGCTTAGTAGCAACCAGTTGTCTGCATTGCTTCCGCTCAATGCAGGTATCTTCTGGTAATACAAAAGCTCTACCTCGTATGTGCCGTCAGCGGTCGGAAAGACCTCAAATCCGCGCTCCGCATGACGGTAATATCTTGGCTCGCCGGTAGCGTTCTCAACACCCTGACGCTTATCTGCCATTGCCGCAGCAGATAACAGTTGTAAATTTCTGGTTCCGCCAGAAGTAATGTGCAGGCGTATCGTCTCTACCCAATCACTAGGGCGCTGCAGGTACTGCCCATCAACTTCAGCAGTAGCCCGATTTTCCATTTCAAAATGGCGGATATCACGACTCATTTGAGCCTCAGCCATCTCAATAAACTGAGGTATTATATCATCCAAGTCGGGTCTATCTAACCAATCAGAAATTGCAAACTTCAGCCCGGTATAGGTATTAAGAGACGTATCCGTATCTGGTCGCCTAACTTCAAGCAGCGCAGATTCATATTTGCCCTGCCACACCAGCACCCTTTGGTCATCACCAAGGTATGGCGCGGCCTCAGACAAAGCGCCATGCAAATAAACATCAGGATGGTTAGTTAGCATCCAGTTCGTTGTGTTGCCAGTGGACAGCGTAGTGACATCTCTAAATCGCCGCTGCAGCCGAGCCTCAGCGAGCCGTATGAACTCTGGCACCGTCTCATCAAGATCCGGGCGATTTAACCAATCTGACACGGCGAACTTTAAGCCATCATAATTAGATAGATTAGAATCCGCGTCCGGCCTTCGCACCTCAGCAAATGCGGCCTCATACTTTGTCTGCCACAGTACGCTGCGCTCATCATTCCCAAGATACGGGGATGCTTCTGCGAGCGCCCCGAACAGATACACGTCAGGGTGATTGGTAAGAACCCAGTTAGTGGTGTTGCTGTCTGATAGTGCGTCAATATCCCGCACACGGCGCTTAATCCTAGCTTCTGCAAGCTGGATAAACTCAGGGATTATTTCGTCAATATCAGGGCGATTTAGCCAATCTGCAATAGCAGCCTTTAGACCCGCGTAATTATCTAAGCTGGTATCCGCGTCAGGGCGTCTAACCTCCAACAAGGCAGCGTCATACTTCGCCTGCCATAACGGAATACGCTCATCATTGCCGATGTACGGAATAGCCTCTACCAATGACCCAAATAGGTATACATCCGGGTGGTTGGTAAGCATCCAGTTGGTGGTTTCTACTGCCGTCAGCGGTGTAATGTCGCGTACCCGCCGCTTAATTCTAGCCTCAGCTAACTGAATAAAGTCAGGAATAGCATCGTCTAGGTCATACCGCTCTAACCAATCCGCTATCGCCGCCTTGAGTCCGTCATAGTCATCCAGATTAACACCAGACTTAGGCTTGCGAATCTTGCCGATCTCAGCCTCGTATAGCGTCCTCCAGACCTGTAACCGATCATCTTGCCCAAGATACGGCGAAGCCTCAGAGAGAGATGCGTATAGATACAGATCAGGGTGATTCGTCAGAATCCAGTTCGTGGTGTTGCTTGCCGAGAGCGCCGTCATGCCATCAAACTTGCGGAATAGCTTGGCCTCACCCAGCTTAATCAACTGCGGCACAACGCCATCAAGGTCTGCCCGAGCAAGCCAATCTCCGACAGCCAGCTTCAAGCCGTCATAATCATCAAAATCCGCGTTCCCTACCGTACCCCGCAACGTACCTACAGCGGCTGCATATAGCTGCGCCCATACGTTTACACGCTCGTCTTCTACAAGGTACGGAGACGCCTCCAATAGCGCGCCATAGAGATAAACGTCAGGATAGCTGGTAAGTATCCAGTTGTTGGCATTTGACGCTGAGAGTGGGCTGAAGTCCTTGTAGCGCCGCTTTAGCTTCGCCTCAGTCAGAGAGATGAAGTCTGGTATGGCAGCGGTTAGGTCGCTACGGTTTAGATAGTCAGCGACCGACGCCTTTAACTCAGTATAGTTGGACAGTGCCATTTACTTTTTCTTCCGCTTGTTGGCAGTCTTAGCTGACTGCTTGAATGCCTTAGCCGTTGGCGCACCCTTCGACCCAGCTTTCCGCATCTTCTCGCCAGAGCCAGCCTTAATGCGCTTGCGCTTGGCGTGAATGTTTGCGTACAAGCCCTTACTTGCCACGCTTCTTGGCCCTCTTCATCTTGGCCTTAGCCTTTGCTGCAGCGGCCTTACCTTTCTTGGTATATGCGTAGTGCTTTCCACCTACCTTTGGCATCACTTGCTCCTTGACTTAGTACCAGAACATTTCCACCGCTTACGAGACAGCCGCAGCGGTGAGTTTGGATCTTTTGCAGCCTTTGGGTGGCTCTTCATCTGACCAGCCGATCTGGCGCAGTATGAGTCGCCCTTCTTTGTCCCGGGCTTCACGCTTGCACCCTTCTGCCCGTAGCTGACCTTCTTGCCAGATGCGGTCTTTTTAACTTTTGCCTTGCCCTTTGCTGGCGTAGCCATATTATACCTCAGCGTCTATACTGAAGGGATGAATGAATCAACACTCTCACAGAATGCACGAGATTGGATAGAGGCCATCTCTGTCAGCCCGCGCGATTGGGATAACGGCGTACTTGAAGCCATGCTGAACCACGACTGCGTAGCTGATGAAGAGAAGGCGTACATATTACGGCGTTATCGCTCCCTTCTTGATCAGTGCATCTAGCGTAGCTTGGTCAAACTGACCAATCAGACCAGCCTGCATAGCCTTACCTACTGGCGATGGCCTTGTGAACGCACCGAGGTCATGACCCCTTCGCAGCATCTCTTCAACAAACGGCTGCTTAGATGCCCTGAAAAGCGGGTTTAAATCTTCCAGTAAGTTGATATCCCCGCCAAATTGACCAAGATACTGGCCCATGATGTCGGTGTTATATGACGGGTGGCGGCCTGCTTGCGGGGCGATGGTCAGATCCATAACGCCCGCCTGCCTTAGATTACCAACTCGCGGGTTCATTTGTTCGGCATCGACAATCGCAGCCCTAGCTTGTGACAAGCTGATACCTGCCTCATCTCGGAACTCATCAATAGCCTTAGTGACAGCCTTGCGATCTCCGCCAGCGTTTGCCAGCCACTCAGCGGCCTTGGGACTATCTAGACCGGGCCAATCCGGTTGCGGCTTCTTCTCGTTTTGCTTATTGCCTGCGCCTTCCCTTATTCTCTTGTCGAGGGACTTCTTCTGCGCCTTTGTCATGTTCTGGCGAGCCACCGGAACCATTATGTCCGCAGTCATTGTGGCAAAATCTGTGCTTGCCCCCGCCATCCCGTATGGAATGTATATTGGCGACCTAGAGACACCGGGCAGCTCCATAGTGGACTTTCCTCCGCTTACCAGACCAGACACCACGTCTTTGTCAGATGCCCACAAGATGCCCCTCTCGGCATTATACGGCTGCCTCATGTAGTCCTGACCGCCAAACCGGACAACATCTACCGGCTGCCCGTTTATCATAACAATGCGCGACAGATCGCCTCGGCTGGTGTCTGACATACCAGAGACAAAACCTCGACCCTCAAGGTCAGCTGCGCTAATCCTTTGTGATGGGAGCAGCGTTACTCCGGGTTCTACATCTAGCGTCATGGCGTTGACCTCATCAACGTCACCAACACGCTGCAACAGCCCAGTATCCCTTGTTACGGGTGGCGCTTTCTCGGTTATGCCCATTGCGCTGTTAAATAACCCACGCCCAGCAGGGAACAGCCCCGCAGCAGCACCTAGCAGCCCCAACCCTACGCCTAGTGCGTCATCATTACGGTATGCGTCATAAGTCTCTGATATGCCCTTAGCGGCACCCACAAAGGGCAAGAAGTCCATTCCCATTGAAATGTACTCTGCTACATCTCGGGCATCTTCTGTGCCACCCATAGCGTCTGTGAGGGCGTCAACCATCTTGTCGGTGAGTCCCTCATATCCGCCTTCTTGCTTGTCTGCCGTCGCGTTAGCAGCGCCGACCGCAGTATTAGCAACAGCACCCAGAAGGGATGGCCCGCCGCTAGAGCCTTCCGACAGCCCAAGAATGTTTGGGCCAGTGTAGTCAGGATCAAATGCAGCGGAGAAATAGGATCGGATGTCGCGGGGGTCAAATGTCACCCTGTCAGTGCCTGACTCAAGCCCTGTGATACCCTCTTCCCGTAAAGCCGGATAGATTGAAGGCAGATCACTTATTCTTGTTGATGGATACCTATCAGCAACGTCACTGAGGTGGTCAACACCGCCTCGCAGCATAATCGGTATGACATTCTCACCGCCTCGCAAAGTGCCTTGCCCGCCCTGCGGATAACCTGACGCAACGGATGGGTTTGATGAGCTATAGATGCCCGGGCCTTGCACACCTTCAGTGCTAGGCTGGAACTCTAGTATATCCGCCCGGGTGCCGTGATAGTGCTTGGCATTGAACCCCTGATCGGCAGCGCGAGACATACGGCTGGCAGTGTCCATCGGCAGCTCACCAGAAGCTATCTTCCGCGCCGTCTCTTCTGGATAGCCAGCCCTAACGAGGGTGGCAAAAGCGTCTAGTAATCCCATCCCCCATTATACCATCAAGCAATGCCGCGTAGGTTACGGCGGATAGGATCACCCCAGTTGGATGTTTTCTTGTATCCCACCGCGAGATATCTAAATGCGTCTGCTGAGTGACTAGACCAATCGTGCGATGGCCTGCCCTTCCACACCCTGTTGTTATCATCATACTCTCGGTGATATGCCCGCAACGCATCAACACCGTGGGCGCACTTCTCAGCATCAAACCAGCACGTTGCCAACAGCGACCGTGACGCTTGTATCCCATCATCTACGTTCAACTGCGGCGCTATCTGAATGTTGTTCAGCCCGAGAGACTGCAGCGTCTCTAGCCGGGACTTGCCCGACCCTAGCTCCCTCACCCTAACGTCATGCGGCAGGATATGCTGGTCGTATATGTAGCCCTTTTGCTGCAACACCCTAACGTAATGATCTAGGCCGACCCCGGACGCCTCATAGTGGTCGATCAGGCGTGTCTCAGGGCCAATCATCTGGGCAAACCAGATTGCCGTCGTATCGCCTATCCCCAAGTCCCATGCGGTGATAACCGGCGAGATAGTCTCATACGGTACGGCTGTGATCCTTCCCTGAGCGTTAGCGTCACGCATCTCCAGCGAGTAATACGCACCCTCATGGTGGGTCAGGAACGCTCCCTCCCAGATATGATCGTAGTTGTCTGGGCGCTTTTCAAAGTCATTGCGCCGGACTAGATCCAGCACCTTGGGGAAGTACGGATTGTCACGCCAGTTGATTTCCACAATCTTGCTGCTCTCTGGCGGGTCTTGCCGGAACCGCTTATGCGTAGCGGATAGGTTACTCTCCGGGTTCCACGATACCCATAGCTCAGAGCCTTCCTCGCGTATTGTGGGGTCTAGTTTGTCCCACGCTACAGAAGATACTGTTTCTGCCTCATCGACCCAGCAAAGAAGAATGCGAGCCTTAGACTTGATGCTGTCTAGGTTCCTACGCAATCCCGCAAAGGTGAACTCAATGTTGCCGTCCCGGGAGCGGATGTATCGCTCGCCAACCTCATAATACTCTGCCAGCCAATCGTAGGTCTTAATGGCCCCGGCAATCTCCTCAAACGAGCTATCAGAGAGGCTGTTCATGAACTCCCGGGCGCATAGTATCTGCCCAGAACGCCCCTCTTGGCCCCACATATAGCCCCTGACACAAGCCATGATTGCAAACGATCGGCTTTTGCCTGAGCCACGGCCTCCGTAAGCGCAGCGATAGCGCGCTTCACCACTGAATAATTCTATCAGCTTCGGGGGTAGCTCAATCGTCGCTATATTGGTCATCTGGCAGCCGGGGGATCAGTTCAATTACCGTGGGCGACATACTGCCGTCACTGGTGGTTAGATCAATCTCGGTGGCCTTTAGCTTAGGCTCAGTGTACGCAGCGATCTTATCCCATGCGTCAATACTGGCCTTGATGTCTGCGGTATCGCCCGTCTCTGCTCGCTCATGCAGCCTGACGGCCTGCTCTGCCATACGCATAATCGGGTGGAAGTCATCCCCATACATATCCTGCAGCCTGTTTAACAGGAACCGCTTGTTACGATTTGGAATGCCCTTTCTGCTGTTCACTCTTCAATCAACTCGCTGATATCTAGCATAAAATCTGACCGCTCTGGGTGCGGGGGACTAGCTGCCCACCACTCACCTACGGCGCTACCGCAATGTATCTCGCCATCCTGTATATCCTTCTCATCCATAGGATAGCTTTCTACCGATCCATCTGAAAATGCAACGAGATAGGTTCCCTCAGCGTCTGGCATCTCACCGAAAGCCACCGGATACCATTGTATCGACAGCAACTGTTGCATCAAAATCCCCAATTTGTGACGCAGACGATCAGATACTACTCTCTATGAAATAATGGCCCCTTTCATATCTGATCTATAAACGATGCTGCGCCTCACCGCCGGAGGGAGGGGCCGGAGTAAAGCCGACAAATCCCACCTATGGGTTGGATAACTTCGTCTCTATATTATCGCCTATTGGCGACCTTCTTTAAAGCGGCAGGGCAACGCACAATCTCCAGCGGAGGCTCATCCGTTCCCCTCAACGGTATAACAGACAAATCCCACATGATTGCCATATCCTCACCCCAACGCTCCGCCATCTGAGTTGCAGCCTGCAGCGCGATACGGGTATCTTCGTCATCCCACGGTGAAACATAGCTCATTGGCAGTCAGCCTCCTTGTAGTCAGGCCATGCGCCATTGGTTACGTTCTCGCAGTAAACCTCTTGCGCTTTTACAGCCTCCTCATAGTCGCCATTACCTGCATAGCCAAAGCCAACAACGAAGACTATTGAAGCCAATAGCCAGACTATATGCTCAGGCATATCCCTCATTAGATCCATTATCGCTTTCATCTTGCCCTCCGTCGGACGTTTTACATATTAAATCCCGGTACTCCCGGGCCGCTTCTTTATGATGCAGCGACTCACTAATGAACTCAAACTGCTTGCCCATCAGGTAGCGCAGCCGCATTACCTCAACCGCCAGAGACATCTGCTCATGTGGCAGAAGTGACTTCCAATGAAACTTTCCGCTAACAAACGTCTCAAGGCGCTTGTCGCTTACTGGATCAGTCGAATGGGATGCCATGCTGTTCTATCCACCTCTGGTCTTTGTACTCTGGTGACTGTTCTAGTGTACGAAATTCCTGCACCAAGTCACGCATTAAATGCTCATCATCCTCAAGCCGGGTGATAAGAGAAAAACATAGGGCGCGGTACGCCTTGTACTTTGCCCTATAGTGTTCTGCCTCAGTCATGCTGCAGCAGATTCATCGTCAAGCACCACGGCCTTGGCGGGGCGCTTGAAGAATCCAAACTTGGTATCACGGTCAGACTGAGACACGGTTGCGGTAAAAGAGATGCGACTCTCGCGCTCTGCGTCATCTAAGCTGGCAGGCACACTGCCCCACACCCGGAAGCCACGGTCATCCTGCACCAGCATCTTCAGCACATCGCCATAGTCGCTACCTTGCCACTTGAAGCACAGCACAGTGCCGGTGATATCGACTCGGCCTTCGGGCGCGTCTTCGCCGTTCTGGTGAGCCGCGTCTCTCGCGTCACGTTCAGCTTGTGATTTCTCCTCGGCAAGACGCTGGAGCTTGTACAGGTCGCCCATGAGGAAGTCTTCAATCGCAGAGCAGAGATCAGCAGGACATTTCGAGACGTAGACGTACACCAAGTGGTCGCCGGTCTTTTGGCAGTCATAAGGTCTGCCGGTGTAGACCGCGACAGTGGCGCGAGCTTCGTCTGAAAGCTCGGCGAAGCTGGTCATGAATTTCTCGGCTCGCTCGACGGGGACGTCACGAATCCGAGTGTCATTGGTGAACGCTCCGTCGGACATCGTCTCATGTTCGCTCGACCAAGGGAGAAACTGACCCGCGAGGTAAGTTGCCTCGAATTCGTTGTCGCCTTTGATCCAAGTGTGGACGTAACCGTCGAAGGGCGCGTGAAGACCCTTCGAGGATTCCTTCGGCTCGACTCCGTCGTTCGCTTCGGCGAGAACTTTTTTCCATCGCGTCTTGTACGCTTTCAGTCCGCGTTCCCGCGCCTGCTCGTAATCGTTAATGCGCTGCTCTAACCAAGTGAAAAACTGACTCATAACATACCCTCCAAGGTACGGGCCGCTTACGCGGCCTTGTCCAAAACTTTTGCTACTTCGTAGTAGCAGAGACCCGGGCCGAGGTATCGGGGCAACCTGTTGGTCTCAATCCATACGTCATTCTTAACAAAGATACCGTCATCCCAATAGCCAGCGGGTGAAATCAAACCCTTATCGTCATCGGTGATCAAATAACGAGTGCTGCCGATTTTGGCAAGGGGAAGAGTCAGCGTCTCTTTAAGAGCGGCAAGCTCAGGAAGGTCTGAAACCAGACGGTAGCTTGGATCTTCAATGTAGTCACCCTGCTCTGCCAGTTCATCGAAAGCGGATTTGTCACCCTCAACGATGCGATCAAAGATAGCTGCTACACGCTCGTGCATCTCCTTGCCCTTTGCCTCGTCTGCGCCTGCAGCGCGATAACCAGCGATGTTAGCCTCTAACTCAGCGATCTTTGATTCAGCTTTAGCGTATAAGTTGCTCATATCCATACCCTCCAAGGTATTAGTTAATTGATACCACAAGACAGATAGTACACTAATATGTGTTCGCGTACACCCCTTTTTGTTAATTAAATGAAATTAGTTTGTAGTCGGGATCTGCCTCAAGTTTCTTGAGTTCTTCCCTGTAGTGCTTGGCTATCTCTCGCCGCAGCGCCTCGTTAGTCTTCATATGACCCCGCGCCTTCTCACGCAATATCGCCATATGTCCCTCACCCAGCGTTTGCTCTAGCCAATCATGGAAAGCTACTGGGTTCTCCGTGAAGTAGCGGTGGCTGGCATGGGTCAACGTTACCGCGTTGTCTAGGCTCCACCGCAAGACCTTAGATCGCCTGCCGTAAATATGGGCGCATTCCAAGGCATCTTCTCGACCAGTATGCAGGCACTTACCGTCCCTCGCCCTAACCGCCTTGCTGAACCAGATATCGGCAGCGTCCCTCTTGATCGCCATCAGTGAAGCTCCGTACTGTGGTCAACTATGTACTCTAGCTCGCCCTCTAGCTCCTCTAGCTCGCAGCACAAACAGGTCAGCCAGACCTTAATGAAGTCGCTCAATGGCACATCAACCGTTATGCCTTCCGTAAAGGTGTCGGTGTAAACATCTGTCAGCGATGAGTCGGATCGGTTTGGCATGGCTGCACTGATAGTGGAGGTCAGTATCGCAATGTCTCCATTACCCATTGGCATCTTAATCACCGGGATCATATGCGCGGCCTCACCGTTATTCTGGCGATCTCCCCGCCAGTCTTATGGTATGTAATAACCTTCGCTCCTCTCTGAGAAACCCAGCCGCCTCTCGCTGCGTATGCGTCCCGACCCGCAAGTGTGGGATGCTGCTCTGCGATTGCGCCACCATCCTCAACAACCCTTTCATGGTGATAGTGTCCAGAGTGTATGTAGCAATGTGTGCTGGCTCCCCACATCTCGCGGAATCGTGGCTCACTGGCAAATAGCTTGTGCAACAGGGCCAGCTTCACCTTATGACCATGATGAAATCCCAGCATCGTTTTTCCATGAAGATAAGCGTAGTAGGGGAAGTCATTATCAATCACCTGCAACCTGTCTTCATCCGCAAACAGGTGCTTTATGTGCTTCCGTAGCCAGATGCTTCCAGAAATATCATGATTGCCTTCCGCTGAAACGACGATGACTTTATCGAATCGCCGCAACATCATCATCACCGCCTCAGCCATGACCGACATCGCAAGCTCAACCAGTTTGCCGTAACGAGTGTCGGCATCTAGGATATGACCGGATTGAGGCGTCACATTCAAGATGCCATCCCAGTGCAGGAAATCACCTAGCTGGCACAAAATCCCTGTCCCTGATTTGGGCGCTGCCTTAATCATGTCGTTTATTGAGTTGAGGAAAACATCCCGGGCAATGTGGACATCCCAATCGTCGCCCGTTTCCGCTTCATAGGCATACATGCCTAAATGGAAATCAGTGATCGTTAAAAGCGTGAGCAGGTCTTCATCCGCACTCTTCGGTGCTGCTACTGGCTTGAACCTAGCCAGCCCCTCCTGTGCAGACTCAATACGCTCAACCAATATCTCAAATTGTCTTTTCTCATCGGTCTGAGATTTGACCCACTGGCGGACAGGGTTGCCTTGTTCATCATAGAACGTGGATACACCTTTGATCTTATGCCCATCAGGAACCGGATGATTCCATCCATGATCCGGGCTGTATCCCCTGCGCGCAGCCTTATCCCTGACCAGCCTCAAGTGGTCACCGACAGTCCCCCGGCTAACCTTGAGTAAATTGGCGACCTCTCTATAAGAAAGACCCTGCACCTCGATGAGATCAATTATCTGTTTTTGTTTTTCTGTTGTACAAAATTCCAGCAGCGGATGATCCACTCTACCCCCCTTTAAGTTTCATGTACTCCGAGTCTTGGGGACAAGATAAAAATAAGCCATGATCCATAGCCCACTCATTCACCCTGTCCATGAAGTCCATCATCTCTCCCCGATCTAAGTTGCTCGTCTCCCGCACCTGCCCCGGGATGACGGTGTTGTTTATCTTCCTGTCCTCCGTTCCTAATATCTTGTATTTTATCAGTTCTTTCATTCTTTCTTCAGTGATATCTGCACCCCTTTCCTTGAAGTGGTCAGACATCTCCCGACACCAAACATGAAACAGCGCATTCTGAGACAGTGATCTTTTTGGGCTATATCGCTTGACCTTCCACTCAACGGGATACTCCCAATTCCACTCACTCTCCAGATACTTCTGGAAGAACTCAATGCGCTGGCGCAACTGCATCTTGTCTTTAACCAGCCAAAACTCACTCATGCAAACCTCCGCGTTGCAATAAACTCCATCAAATCACCAATGCCAGACAGCTTCTCCCTTGGTATAAAATACCCCTCCCCCTTCCCCAGATCTCGGCGCTCTACAACCTGACGGGCTTTCTCTTTGCTAATGCAACCGGCGATATCGTAGCGGTCATCTGAGTCCGTCTTGCAGACCAGCACCGCAGCGTCCCACGCAAATTTTTCGTGATTAGTAAATAACAAGTTCCCTTTTTTTGTGAACGTCCCCTTCACCTGTATGCAAAGCTCGCTCTCACCGGCGTCAACAAATATATCGTTACCAGAATCAATCCCTAGCGCACTGGCATTGAAGTCAACCCCAAGAACCTTAGAAACAACTATCTCAGAGCAAATACCAAGCAGGTCGAGATCCTGATCGCTTCGTGTAATATCAACCTTTTTGTTTTCAACACCGCTGGCCCGGGCAAGCTGCCATCGCAATCGTGCGGCTTGTTCCGCAACAGCTAACTCAGATCGCTTCAGCCTCACCTGCACCGTTTCGACTCCCGCTCAATCAAAATGTCAATGTAGTGCCGCGCCTTCTCAAGATCCTGTATGCCGCCCTTTGTCTTCCACCGGGACACATACTTGACCACCGCGTGTTCACACACGCCTAGATTATTTTCTAGCGCATACTCCAGCGGTTGTATCTTCATGGTCTTGTAGTGACTGCCGCCGACTTGCTCAGATTCCCATTTCATCTTTGCCTCCTTGGTATATCAACCCTAATGTTGTTTGCCCCCTCCGATCGCTTGAAGGTCTGCCCCGGCCCCTCAAATAACGCCAGCGTCCCCTCCCAGTTATGGTGTCGCTGCTTCGCCACGATAAGCCGCTGGTCAACCCCCTCCGCAATTTGCAGAGCCTCTTTTTCGGTCAAAGAAAAGCCGTCTTCCATCTTGCGCTTTGCTGTAGCCCTAATCTTGTTGTGCCATGTAATGCACAGCAGATGCGCTTGATCGGTGATAGTGCTGCCACCCCTAACGTCAAAGCGGGTTGGCACATACTCATCACCGCCCTGTTGCGGCTTTCTCACATGGTGGACAACAGCAATGTGGATCTTCAGAGCCTCAGCCAAAGAAATTAGCTGATTGAAAAACAGCCTCTCCCTCTCGGAGTCATCTGTCACGCCCATGAATTGCAGATTATCTAGCGCCACCAGCTTTACCCCACGCTTCGCCATCGCCGAAACGCAACCCAGCGCCTGTAGTGGCGTCACAGAACCTAAAGCCCGATACCACCAGATTCTGCCCCGGCTCCACTCAACAAAATCCTCTGCGAACTCCCGGGCAACAACGTCAACCGCCGCTGCCTGCTTGCACATCATCTTTGCGGTGTCTTGTAGGCGCATCTCAAACGATGCCAAACCTACCGGGTGGTGTTGCGCCGCGTGGACTAGGATCTGGCTGAGTAGCGTTGTCTTCTTATGCCCATTGATGCCAGCCCAAACGGAAACCTCGCCATCGCGGAGTCGCAATTTATCGTCAGTGTTGGGCCAAGGTAATGGCGTACCATAAGATTCTGTCTTGATGCTAATGCTATCAAGGAAATCATCCTTAAATGCGTCAATGCCAACAACGTCAAGCTCCTCGACCTGCGCGTAAATCTCTTGCAAGTCCTTGTCCGTAAAGTCCTCAACCTCCCTCCGGGGGATTCTATTCATACCATGTACTCCGAATTTGCTTTGCCTCGTTGACGCTTCTTCTCGCTGGCATTCCAGTTGCCTAGAGCATGAGGCCAACTGACCATCTTGTTCTTCCCGACATACCAATCCTTCGACGCATAGAAATTAACGAACCTCTCTGGGTCTACAAACAGGTATCCATTAGCCTTGCATTTCTCTTCAACCTCCTCCACTGACGGCGGGACAAATCGACTAGATTTGGCTCCTTTCTTTTCTATTCTATTCTTATCTAATCTATTCTTGCATGACTCCATCATGATAGGGTCATGACTTTTGGTAGAGTCTTCTTCACCAAAGTCCCGCAACCTACTGATTAGCTTACGCATATCAGGGTTGCTTGTCATTGATGAGTCTAGCCTTTTGGCAATTTTAAGGCATGTAATTACACCCAAGTCACTTTCGAAGAGTTGTAAGTCAACCATCCTCGCCATGATCTCGTTTACCTTGGTGATTGAGATCCCGGTGTCATGACTGATTATCTGCGCGTCATGCTCTAGCTCAAAGGTGTACTTGTCTGCGCTAACGTCACCAGCTATTAGCTCAATGCAGTACCAGTACAGCCCATATCCCTCCATGCCATAGTCCAGCATCAGCTTCCGCAGCTTTGCGTCCCTATGTGCATCAGTATCGTGCTTTACCCACTTCACCTGTCGCCCCCTTAAATACTTTGTCCACAAACTGGTTTGGCTTGCCGCCGCGCTTTAGTGCTAAGGCGTACCGCGCCTTATCTTCCCGGGACAGCGATTGTCCGGTTTTTTTGGCGTGTTCTGCAAGCTCAACCACAAAGTCCTCCAGAGACTCCGCAGACGGCCTTCTGGGCGATTTAAAGTGCTGGGTAGTGTCAGGGTACAGGGTATCCCAATCAAGCCCCAGAGACGCCAGAACGTCCAATGCGCCGCAGCCAGCGTAGCAATGGATCAACACCCTGCCGTCATCTTTCTCGGTTATATAAAGTGATGGGCTTAGATCATTATGTGCTGGACAAGTTGCAAGCCAGCTACCCTCCTTTGACTTTCGATACTTCTGGACTCGCTCCAGAATATCTCTTGCTGACATAGCCCCCTCCTATAGCGGCTCATGGTCATTAAAGAAATCCGGCAACTCTACCTCTAGGGCTGCACAAAAATCCTCCACAACGCTGACCTTGACGGTCTTTGCATTCCTCCAGCGCACAACCTGATTCGGGTGCGCCTCCATAATCCGGGCAAGTGCGCGGGTAGAAACCCCGCGCTGATCTTGCAGTTCCCGGATGCGTTTACCTACATCCATGCTTTTCACCTCAAAACGGGATATCTTCGGAAGACTCAGGCTCCTGCTTTTTATCAGGCTCCCATGTGTCTAATTTCGCATAGCCTTTTCCGGCCTTGCTGACCAACATATCAATGTTGATCCACTCAGAACCTTGGTTGGCTTTCAAATACTCAGCCATCCACTCTCGGAATTGCGCTACGTTGATTGACAGCTTGCCGATAACAAAGTCAGGCTGACCATCACGCTTCTTAGGGTACAACCCCCCGATTAACTCATCCATTTACTATTTCCTTTCTAGCTAAATTAACTTCATCTGAGCGTAGGTACGCTCTCTCTTCGGTGGTAAAAACACCACCCTTGCTTGGAGCGAGATACAGCGCCTCCTTAACCTGATCGCTCTCAATCTCAAGCCACGCCTCTGCGAATGCAAGCGCATCCTTTTCCAAAAACGCAGACTTCATGTAGGACACAGTGTCCCAGTTTTCCCTCACGGCATTATTATGCGCCAAGAGGCGTTCCATCTGAGCATTCACCTGCTCGTCGATGTTCTGCTGTGCAATGGCGTTGGCGACTTCATCTGCACTAGCAAACTCTGTCCCCGCGAAACCACACGCAGCGAGGCTTCTGCCAATTGCTGACGTTTCCGCGTTTTCCATAGCACTTGTCTTGTTGATCTTAGATGCCGACCTTTTCTCCTCTGCATAGCCTGTCCCTCTCACTCGCTGGCAGTCATCTAGCACCAGCGCCTTCATAACAACAGTCTCATCGTCAGCGGATACAAGCTCGGTCACAATAGACCACTCTGGATGTTGCTCCTTGAACTCCGCCACCCTTAACGCAACGGTCTTATACTCCCGACCGTGAATCTTTACCACTCCATCTGTCATACCATCGTCCTCCGATCTTGCTCTTGCTCAAACCAATAGCGCGCACCGTACCCGGCGACATACGCCCTGCTCTCTACCGTCGCTGGCTCTCCCTCCTTGCAGTCATGCCAGCCCTGCACAAAATCGCTCACATCGAATAACGGCCTGTTCCTGTAGTATGAATCAACATACTCCTGCAACTCCCGATCTAGCTCAGGCATACATCTCCTCCAGCGTCTCGACAACATCATCAGCGTTCAGAATTTTGTGGCTGAACCAAGTGCATTTGTGGACGGTGTACTCAACCTCTTCCACCAAAATGCGCTGGCCCCACGCCTCGTCCATGTAGCAACCACCATTGATGTCATATTGAGCGTCAATGTCTGAAGGGTCAGCCATCACCCAGCACCCACGCTCTTCAACGTCAATGATGCGAGCGCCGTCTACAATCTGCTGATACTCAGAAACAGGCTCGTAATCAATCCATATCGCAATCATGACAACTCCTCCCGAAGAAAGTTACGCAGACTTTGAACATGGTCGAGATCCAGCCGTCTGGCACTTAAAAAGCCATCGAAATACTGCCACTGCTGCGGGGATCGCTCGCGGTCTATGGTTCTTTGAAAGTCGGAATCTCGCTCAATTGATTCCTGAATGATGTCAACGATCTCAGCGACTAACTGCCTCGCTCCGTTGAGTTTTGCCTTGGCGGCATCGTGACTGCTTTCTGGTAATGGGTTCATAACAACCTCCGTAGTGATGAACAACAGAGGTCAGTATACACAGTTTTGTGGATGTGTACAGCTTTGTGTGCGTTATGTGTAGCAAAAAGCTACGGTTAGTATGACCAGATGGTGGGGTTGGGTTTTGTGTAGTCCCAATCAAGGTGGATGAACCTGCCGCTGCCCTTTTGATTAATACCAATCCTTGGGCAGTCGTGCATCATAGCGAGGGCAATAAGCCTGTGGGCGTCTTTGCCCTGCACCCCAATATCAACAGCAAGCCCGGTAGAGTGCGCCCCCGGGCCAGACTCTTTGCGAGCCTCAATAGGATGGTCAGGGCATCTATATCCAGATGTCACCGGCAGAGGAATACCCATCAGTTCGCGCAACACATCCAGCTTGTCGCGCACATCATCGGAAAACTTCAACTGACCGCAGCCACACTGGCAGCGCAATTCATCGTCAGAAAAGTAGGTCATTTTTCTCTCTGCACCCCTTTGGACTTTTCGTATGTACGCATTGCGCCAAGCCCGAGCATTCCCATGAGGACAGGCATCATGGTTTGAAGATCAACTAGCGGCACTTCAATATCAGATCCATTAAGGCGAAGAATAAGATTACCGATAGGAGCAACGAGAAAGTTGCAAGCCATCCCCATAACGCAAACCCAGCCAACAGCCGGTCGCCAGCCTGCGACAAATAAACTCTTATGCGCGGCTTCTGTTTGGTTAACCGCCAATTGCGCTTTTGAGATTTCATGCGCGTGTCGCTCAGACATTGTGGCGATTTCATGGGCAAGCCTATTACGCTCATCAGCGTCAGGTATGAATTTATCCAGCAGGGCTGATACGGGGCCAATTAGAAGGTCAATCATGGGGCCACTGCCATTCTGGATCGTTGCTTGTTACTACTGTGCAGGAAGTCAGCAACAGTAAGCTAAAAAATATCGCCTTCACTTATCTGCCTTGCGGTCTAGCTTTTCCTCAATCGCATCCAGCTTGTCGAAAAGCCTCTGCATATCAGATTTCCATTCTTCCCGCTTGAGATATTCACCAGCCACAGAGACTTCCAGTTTTCCAACTTGCTCATCTAAATGCTTCACGGCGTCCCACATCCCTTTCAACAATAGCGCATACGCCCCTGCGGCGATGGAAATAATCGTATTAATTAACGCCTGATCCATTATCTCCATACCTCATACCACATCTCTTTGACGGCTTTCTTTGCCTTCTTGTAACGTATTCTAACATCTACTCGAACGGTATAGAGAAAACCATCAACACGGGTAACAGCAGTGCGGATATCACTCCTAACACCAGCAATGACTCGATTAACTTCGTCTTTGAGTGATTCACGGTTCATTACGCTCTTCCGTTATGGAGTGCAGTTTACTGATGAAGTGCCGTCAGCATTATTGACAACCGTACACTTCAACTGTGGGACATTTTTCATGATCTCAGCGATCGCCGTGGTGTAGTCTGACCAAACGCCATCCATCAGCGCGTTATTGCCAGCATCAAGCGAAAGCAAAGTGCCGAATGCCGTTGTGCTTACATTGGTTATCCCAGTAATACCCGCGTTGCCCAGATTTACAGCGCCATCAATTCCGGCATTTCCTAGATTTACAGCGCCATCAATTCCGGCATTTCCTAGATTTACAGCGCCATCAATTCCGG